TGTCCTTTTGCATGTTGGCTAGTTTTTTTCGAGCCTATAGCTTCACATAATTCTTCACTACGATACCCTGATGTAACTGTTATTGGTTTATCAAACTTTGCTCTTACTGGCTCTAATATTTCATAACAGATATTTTCTAAATTTTTAATATCTCCACTGCCTGGCTCGTTTTTTATGCCTTTACGAGTAGCTGTCATACTTTTTGTAAATTCTTCTAGTTTAAAATGTTTTGATAATTGCATAAGACCCCCTTAAAATAATAGGTTGTAAATAAGTGTAGACATACCTGTTCAATTCTTCTATTTGTTTCTCTTTGCATTATCCTACATAATTTCTCATGATCGTCAATCCTTTGATTAACCATAGATGTAGTAACACCACGTTTTTTAACACTTTTTTTCTTCATTTTCCTTGTCCTTTGTATCTCAATTGTCTCTTTGATCTACCTTTCCTTTTACTTTTGTTCATAGAAGATACCTTTTTTGGTCTAGCACCAATAGAGGTTCCTTTAAATTTTTTTTCGTATTCTTGGACTTTACCATATAGAGGTTTTTTTGCCATCTTTTAACTCCTTATTTTTGGGTATACCCAAGTACCTATTTAACCCAAGATGTTAATCTCTGTGCATGTCAGGGGCTTTAAAATAGGTCTTTTTGGGCTATTTAAGTAATTTTTCTAAATAATGGATAAAATCAAGACTTTCTTCTTGTGCTTCTTTTACCCACTCATTTAATGGTCTGTTATTATCTGCCATTGTTTTGCCAAACTTGACCATTCCTTGTTTGTGTCGTTTTATTATTTTTCTAATAATTTTATTAACTATAGGATCAGTTGTAATATTACCCTCTATAGCTTGTTTTAATTTACCTTTAAGAAAATCAACTCTTGCTTGTAACTTTTGTATTTCTATTTCTTTTTCATTAATCATGTGTTATAAACAAATCATGGGAGTTAGAAAGCCATTAGCCTGTAATCCACCATGACTATGATTTCTCCTTGATCTTTAATATAGGAGGTCTTTCATAATCTTTTATTCCTATATGTTTTAATTTACTTGTTAAATCTGCCCAAATCTCTCCACCACATTGTTTCCATAATTGACAAAAGTAAAAATCTTCACTTAAATATCTTTTTGTATTTTCAGGGTCTTTTAAAATTCCATTACCTTGTATTCCACAATCAAAGAAAGCATATTCTTTTTTTCCAGAAACATCATCATAGCTTTCTCTTACATCATCTATTTTTGCTCTTACATCTGTTTGATATTCTATTGATGGATATTTTTTAATAATGGTTTCAAATACTTGTCTTTCAATACACATAAAACCAGTTCCTGCATAATTAACTTCTTTAAAACCTTTATCATGATCTTTTAAATCATATTTACCCAAAGGAAAGTTAATACACCAACCTTGACTTGCATCACCTTTTTCTATTGGACCATCATGTTTTATTGGGTAACCTGCAGCAGTAAGTGGCTTTCCATACAATAACACTCTTATAAATTCTTGCGGTTGAAATATTATATCTGCATCTATAAAAAATAAATGTGTATATTCTTTTTGTTTTAAAAAAGCATCTACAAGTTTATTTCTTGCTCTTGTTACAAGACTATCTCTTACCCACATCATGCCACAACCAATTTTTGCCTGCATTAAAGTATCTCTTGTACTTATTATTGATGATATTGTTTGCAGATGTATTTTTTGATCAAATGCTGGTATACAAACTAAAACATTTTTATTCATCTTATGTGACCTGTTATAATCTTATATATTGTTCCAATAGGTTTTGGAACTTTATTATTTGATGAGCAAGATGTTAAAAAAAACAAAACTATAATTAGGCAGGTGAGTTTGGTGGTTTGGTGGTAAAACTCACCCACCAGTTTTCTGTGTATCATTGTTTGAACCAAGATGGAAGTCCTAAATGCTTTCTCTTGTCATATATATTATCTTTAGCAAATCTTGTTTTTGTATTGTTATAATGTAAAAATACTTGCACAGATTGTTTTCCTTTAAATTTTTCTCTCCAGTGTTCTAATTCACAACCTCTATAAACAAGCATATCTCCAGCTTCTAAATCAACTTTAATACCTTTTTTGCCTTGTTCTCCTGATGGTTCTAAATATATTGACCATTTATCACCACCAAGATTCATAGTGGTAGATATTTCACAACTAAATCTATCTTTGTGTCTTTTAAGAATATCACCTTTTTTGTAAACTCTACCATAAGTATATGCAGGATATAATTTCAAACCTGTTGTCTTTTCCATAATTGGTTGACATTTTAACATTAAGGTTTCCATAGCAATATCAGAATAAAATGAATAAGTATTAGGTATTTGTTCATTATTTTTTTCATAAATACCAAGCATAGTTTCAAATGGTGAAATATATCTTGCCTCTAGACATGTGTCATATACTTGTTTTTTCATTAAAATATAATTATAGCAGTATGTTGCTAAATCTTTTGATATAGCATTCTTGATTACTGTATATTTATTTTTTTTAAAACTCATTTAAATTACCACTTACAATTAATCTACTATTGCTTTTATTAATAGGAACTTCATGAGGTATAAATCCTGGAAACATTAAAAGAAGTCCTGGTCTAAATTCAAAAGTCATTATTTTTCCTGTATTTATTAATGGATAGCCAATATCAAAAAATCTTATTGGTGCTGAATTAGAATCACCATCAATAAACCAAACAAATGAAATATCTTTTTGTGTATAAAAATGAGTGTGCATAGAATGATAATCATTTTTTTTATAGTGTTGAACCCAACAATTGTTTAATTTAAGTTTTAATTTTTTAAATAATGATCCTAATTTATCTTGTAAAATATTTTCTAAAATAGGATTTTTATTAGTAAAAGAAAAATTATTACTGTTCTCTTTAAATTTTTTTACTTTAATTTTTTTAATTTTATTTTTAGTTTTAACATCTATTGAAGCAAAATTTTCGTAAATAGTATAAGTAAAATTATGTTTAAATAACTGTAATGATTTAACTTCCATCTTTAGCCATTTCTTTTGGTATAGCTTGTATATTCCAATGTATAAATCTAAATGGTTCTATACCATGATCTACTGCATATTCATGTTCTAAAAATCCTGGAAATATTATTAAAGTTCCTGGAACAGGTTTGAAATGTATTAGTTCTGAACCACCTTCAATACCTTTCATATTTGGTTTTAGTTTTAATTTTGTTGCTCTTGCTCCAGTTCTTGGTTCATGAAATATTGGATATGATGTTTTATCACTACATTTTAAAAAATAAAATCCAGACACATGTTGATTCCAATGTATATGTGCTGAATGATGACCACCACCTTTTTTTGCAAACTCTTGAACCCACATTTCACTAAATACAGTTTGATATTGAGTCATATCAAAACCTTGAAGATCAAGATATTCCCAAGATTTTTGACCTACATAATTTCTAAAATCTATAAAATCATTATCAAAAATAAGTGGTGTTGAATGATATGATGTACCAAAATCACCAAATTCTTTTATGTATTTTTTTTCTCTTTTTCTAGCATCTTTGATATATTTATTACTTGCTTTATTTAAAGATTTTACAAATTCAGGTTTTTGTTCTGACCAAATAGAAGTGTTAAAATAATTATTTATATACATACTATTTAAAAGGTTTTCCTAAATGCCATACAACAAGACTATATCTTGTGCCTGATATTACTGGTTTTACTCTATGCCATACAAAACTTGGAAATACAATAATAGAACCTTTTGGTAATATCTCTTTGCATTGTATTCTATGTTTTGATTCATCTCTCATGTGTGGATCATAGTTTCTAAAATCAAATTCTAACTCTCCACCATTATATTCTGAACCATCTGTTAATTGACAAGTCATAGATAATTTTCTTATCTTACCATTTTCATTTGGATTTTCTGGTTTATTATAAGGTTTATCCCAACTATCACAATGCCAATCATAATATTGATTTAATTTATATTTAGTAAATTGACAAGATTCACTAAAATCCCATTCATAATTCCAACCAGCTTTTTTATTTGCTTCATGTACAAATGGGTGTAGTTCTTTATAAATCCATAAATCATTTAACCATACTAAATCAGAGTTTCTTTTTCTTTTTAAATCTAATACTTCTTGTTTATTTAATTTTTTATCACCATAACCACCAGTTCTAGCCATAACTTCTTTTTGTTGGTTTGCATAATGTATAACCTCATCACAAAATCTTGGTGTTAATGCAGATTTAAAATACCAATAATAATTAGATATATTCATAAGTTGTTTTAAGAATAAAATTTAGTTTATCTTTTTGATTATTGCTTATGTGATAAATGAGTGTGCTTGGAAATATTATAAATTTATTATTTTTTAAATTTATATCATAACTTCTACCAGCTCGTCTATTATCATCAAAGTATATTCTAACACTACAATTTTCTACATCTACACCATATAACATTACATAATCAGGTGAGTTTCTTAAATCAACTTTGTTGTTTTCACATTCAGGTAAATTACTTTCAATTGGTTTAAACATATAACCAGTAGTAATTTTATTAACTAAAGTAAATGAATATTCTAAAGCTATATGTTCTCTTAAATAAGTATTTAATTTATCCCATTCTCTAGAAAAAGGGAAAGGACAATCTTGAATATTATGTGTGATTATATCTGTTTTTAAAATCTCTTTATCAATCTCAAAACCTTTTGGCATTGAAATTGTGCCAGTATATAAATCTAATTGTGATAAAATTTTTTTTTCAATGTCCACCATACATAAGCTTTCTACCTTATGCGTTTTTATCTGTCAAATCCCAACTTTGATCAGTTTCATTCCAATTATAAACCCAATAATGTGTATTAGCTTCATTTTGTGAAACCTGTTCTGCAGTTAATTCAGGTGCATCACCTACTGGTGATTTCCAACTTGCAGTTGCAATATCTTTTACCCAACTATTGTATGGTTTTTTTCCCCAAAATATTTGATTTTCTTCATCCCACTCATAACCTATACCAGCATAATTACCTCTAAATGCTTTTGAGTCATCACCAGATTTATGTTTATTATTAAATGTGTTATATGAAGTTTGAATCCACATTTGAGCAGGCCAGTTATTATGTCTTTCTAACCACTCTTGACCTTTAGCTTCTACTTCATTTCCATCTGAATCTTTCATTTCTTCATTATCCATAGTTAATACTTGGATAACTTTTCCATTCATTCCTATTTTTGCAAAATGTGCCATAATGTTTCTCCTTATATCTTAATTTTAATTATTCATCAAGCCTGAAATCTATATCTTATTATTACAACTCCTGAACCTCCTGATCCAGCACTTGCACCATTTATATCTCCTGCACCACCACCACCTCCTCCTGTGTTTGCAGTTCCAGGCTCTCCATCTTCATTTGAACCCCAAGGTGCTGATTGATTATTTGAACCTCTACCTCCACCACCTGTACCTCCAGGTGCTTGTGCACCACATGGTCTTGAACCAGTTCCTCCACCACCTGCTCTAGCAACTGGTGAACCTGTAATATTTGTTGTTGCTCCATCACCACCTGCACCATTTTGTGGTGCTACTCCTGTACCAGTTGGTGTGAAATTATAATTTTTACCTGCCGCAGTTGCACCTCCACCACCGCCTGATGCTCCTGGAGCATAAGGGTCTGCCGCAGTACCTCCAGGATTACCCTGAGGTGGACTTACTGGTGGAGTGTTTCCACTCCCTGCTGCATTTGATGCTGGTGATGGTCTTGATGGTGCACCTAAAAATCCTCCACCTCCAGAACCTCCATCTTGTCCTGATCCATCAGGTGTACCAGTTCCACCTCCTGCACCTCCACCTGCTGATGTAATTGTACTAAATGATGAACTTGAACCATTTGCGTTTGGTGTACTTGCCGCATTACAAACTGGTGTTGCTGCAGTACCTCCTGTTCCACCTGCTCCTACAACTATGGGAAATGATCCTGGACTTAAACTTAAAGATGTTGTTGATGCTAATGGCGAAGCTGTATATGGACCAGAAGTTCCAGCCACATGTGATTCTCTATAACCACCTGCTCCTCCACCTGCTGCCCTTTTTAATCCTCCACCACCTCCACCAGCAACTACCACATAATCTGCTTTTGCTAATGGACCAGCACCTGCACTTATTGAAAAAGTTCCAGGACTGTTAAAAACATG